TCACTTGATGGACGCCTGGGCGGCTTTCGTGGCGGCCGACAAGGCCGCACCGTCGAGCACGCGCGCAAGCTCGGCGTGAGGGATCAGAGTCGCGGCTCCGAGCTTCCGGGCGACGATCTGGCCGTCGGCGATCATCTGGTAGATCGTCGAGCGGGACACGCCGAGCACGGCCGCCGCGTCTTTGGGCCTATAGGCCAGGGGCTGAATGGGCTCATCCATGGCGCGCCTTCCGCGTCTCCAACTCGCGCAGAGCGGCGGCTAAGCCGCGGTATGTGACCGCGCGCCGAGCCTGCTCGACAGCGCGCTCGTCCGATGAGTGCCAGACCGCATCCTTCTCGGCCTGCTCGGCTGCGCCTTCGAGGACCTGGGCGATGCGCTCCAGTTCGGGGGCGGGCGTGATCGTCTCGAACCGCCCGTCGCGGAATTCACCGACCTCTCGCGCCCAGAGCCTGCCGTCCTCGCCGCGGTAGATGGCGAGCTTGCTGCCTTCCAGGACGGGGGCAGAGGCGATCTGGAGTTCGGCCACGCCCAGCACCTCGTACTCGGTGCCGCGCTGCTTGTGGCGGACGCGTTCACCCATGGTGTGTCTCCGGCATGCCTTGGAGCTCGATGCTGTGCAGGGCGACACCTGAACATCCGCAGATCCGGTCGGGCCGCAACCTAGAGGTAAGGCCCCATGCTGCAACCTCTCCGGAGCTGCAGAGAGGCTTCGAATGGCTTGGCCGGTTGATCCCCAAAACCTCGACGATGTGGAACAGGTCCGCAGATTGATGGCGAGTGCCGAACGCCTGAATGTTCAGGATTTGGTCACCGCGTGCATCCGGCGGATTTCCGAGCTTGAAGGACGGCGTTTCGCCGACCCCGTCGAGAGACGCTTCTGGGAGATCATCTCGGTCTTCGAAGAGCTGCTGACGAAGGAAAACGGCCGCACGTCGCGGGCGGCGCGCACCCGGGAAAAGGTGAAGCGGGTCGGGGTCGTGCAAACGCTCGACGACATCGCCGCATCGAGCAAGCCGTCCGAGGGCTTCCGTCGCCTCGTGGATGCGGGGCTTTCGGACTACCTTTTCGAGTACCTGGTTCTCGAAAATCCTGATCGCTTCACGTCGCGGGCAGTCACCGCGGCGGGGAACCGCCTGACAGACCACGACCTGCCTCACTTGAGGAAAACCTGATGATTGGCCCCCGCCGCTGATCGAAAGGCCGCGCAACCGAGGCTTCGTCGAGGCCGTGATCGGAGCACGCGGATTCATGCCGCCTCCGCGTAACCGATGGCCCGCAAGCGCGTGACCCGCGCCTCGACCTCACCGAGGAAGGCGCGCACGGCCTCTTCGTCCTTCGCGATCTGGGCCTCGTCCCGGTGCAGCCGCTTGACCCACAGCCGCAGGGCCGGCGGCACGCTCGGGTGCCACGAGGCGAAGTCACACCACGCCCGGCCCGTGCAGGCCATCTGCCAGCGCATCTGCGGCCGGTGCTCCTCCGGGATCTCCCCGGTGAGCAGCGTCTCCAGATGGGTGCGCAGGGTCGGGCACTTGAACTCGACGAGGCCGTCGGCACCGATGAGCCGGTCCGGGCTCGCCCCGGCCGCCGCGATCGCCGGATGGTCGACGAACCCGACTTTCACGGTGTCGACGCCGTACAGGAACTCGTAGGCGTCGCAGGCCTGCGGCTCCCGCTCGGAGCCTTCGAGCATCGCGGCGGTGAGATGGTGCTGCGTCGCGAGGCCGGTCAGGCGCTCGCCCACGAGCTCCATCAGATAGCGCTCGCGATCCGCGGTCGGTTTGCCGTCGCGCCTGACCGCCAGCACGTCGGCGACGCGCGAGGCCGTGACCTTGCCGCAGCGCGCGTCCAACCATTCGGCGGTGCCCTGGATCAACTCGGCCATGTCAGCGGCCCTCCGGCTGGGCACGCCGGGCGACGGCGCGCTCGATGGCGTCCAGGGCCTCGCCGTAGAGGCTGGCCGGAAGGTCGGGCACGCTCTCGACGGCGAAGACACGCAGGAACTTCGCCGGGGCGATGCCGTGCTCGGTGAGGAGGTTGCGCAGCGTTTCGGCCTGCGCGTCCGAGATCACGTCCGTGGACGCGTCCGCCCCGGACGCCCCGTCGGTGTCGTCCGGATCGTTGGTCAGGGCGATGTTGAAGACCTGCAGGACGAGGTAGCGGCGCGCGTAGGTGATCGTCGAGCCGATCCCCTGGATGGGCGTCTTGTTGGCCTTCCCCTGTGCGCCCGCCGTGTCGGGCGGCAGGTCGAGGTGGTAGGCGCGCTCGTGTCCGGCCTCGTGGGCGCAGGTGCATTTCACCCGCAGATGCCCCTGGATCGGCGACGCCTCGGTGTCGAACGAGAGCGAGAAGCCGTGCCGGGCGATGACCGGCTGCGTGGCCCGCGCGATCGTCTCCAAGCGCGCGTAGGGGGCACCGGAATGCGTGTTCCGGGCATCGCGCAGGACCCGCGGCAGTTCGGCCTGACAGGCCGCCATGGCGGCGATGAAGGCCACCCGGGCGCGCTCGGCCCGATCCTCCCGGGCCATGACCAGGAACCGTTCGACCCGGTCGGGATCGACGTTCGGATCGCGCGCCATCCGCTCGATGATCGAGAGGACCGTGGCGCCCTCGGTTGGCGAGGCCGCTGTCACGGCCTGGGACGTCGCCTCGGTGGCGACGATCTGCATCTGCGGCTGACTCACCGGCTGCTCTCCCCTCTCTCGCTGCGGGCGGTTACCGGCGCCGCCCGGTCGTGACGGTGCCGAGATCGGCCAGGACGGCGGCGCGGTCGGCATCGGTCTCGGCCAGCCGGTGCGCGTGCAGTTCGGTCACGGCTGGCGGCAGACTGGCCGCGAAGGCGCGGGCCGCGGCACGGTCCCCGACGATCGCGACGCCGCGGATCTCGGCGAGGCCGGAGCCGTCCCGGCTCACCTGAATCACCACCGCGTCGCAGAGGTCTTCGGCATCGACCACCGGGACGGGCAGGATCCGCACGACGTAGCGACGGCCGGAACGGCCGCGCCAGGCTGATAGGGGCATGGCGGGACTTCCCCGGAGACCGGCGCAAGAGCGCAGGCGCTCCTCGCGGGGCAGGCGTTCGGCGGGCGCGATCTGGAGGGCGAAGCGACGGGCCGCCTGCTGGTTGGCGATGATCGCAGCTTGCGCGGCCAGACGGTCGCGGCCCTCTTCGGCGGTCAGGTGGTCAAGCGGCTGGCCGTCCATGGTCAGGCAGCCTCGCGGATCTGGTCGGCCTCGAAATCGGCGAGCGCCGCCAGCTCGTCAGCCTCCTCGGCCTCGCGCTCCTCGATCCAGTGACGGGCAGCGGCGGTGCAGTCGAAGCCCTCGGCCTCGATTCCGAAGGCGCTGCGGACGGCCCAGGCGCCGTCGAGGGGAATGATCCAGCGGTCGGTGGGGAAGGCCGTTGGATCCAGGGACTGACGATGTTCGAGGCTTGGATGCATGGCGTCGGCTCCATCGACTCGCGGTCAGGCTATGGAGATAGCTACGCATAATGCGTGATCTGCGTCAACGCATTATGCGTAGTTGAAACGACCCGGTCATCGCGGCTCTGCGAGACGCGTTGTCCACAGGCGCACCTTCCCTGCGCTTCAAAATGCCAGGCGTTCCTGCAAGGAGATCCAACGTCGCCAAAGTTCTTGTTATGTTCTGAAATCTGAGGCAGTCAGATGACGTAAGCAAACGTTGGAGGCGGCAATGTCCCACGTCCAGGATTATGTCGTGCAACTCTTTGATCGCGGGGACCGCGGTGTTCTGTCGACCGCCGGAATTCGGCAGTGCTCAAGTCCTGACGGTGCTAAACGCTTGGCTGAGCGCCTCGTGCGCGAGAAAAGAGCAGCCGGAGCTCTTGCCTATTCGAGGCCCGGTGCGATCAGTGCGAGCGAGTTTTCCTCACCCACGTTTCTTGCCCGGATCGGCGATGTGCCGGAGATCGATGCCTACTAGCGGGGCTTGATCCAGGCCACCTTGGCCGACCACTCGATCTCTTCGACCTCCAGCGGGGCCGACCCGCTGGTAGAAACAAGGAGAAAGCTACCTCCGTCGCGTCCGCGGTAGACCTTCTTCACGTAGATCTGTTCGTCGTTGACCCAAACGACGCAGAGCTGGCCGATCCAGACGTCTGGCAGGCCGCGGACCCGCTCATCGTAGTAGATCAGCCAATCATCCTCGGCGACGCCGGGCATCGAATCGCCCCTCACCCGCGCCGCGACCGTGTTGGGGGACGATCCTGGCGGCCGCGGTGCGCGATCATAGCCGCCTTGCGGCTCGCCGCTGAAGAAGACGCGCGCGCCGGCGCCCACATCGCCGACGATCGGCACGGTCTCGTCCTTCGGAGCGTCGAGCCTAGGGCCGCCCTCCAGGATCCACTCCCATCGTGCCTTGTACGCGGTGGCATACCGCTTTGCCGTTTCACGGCTCGGGTTCCGGTCCCCGTTTTCGTGTCCGAGGTAGGTTGGGACCTTCCATCCGAAGGCGCGAGCCGCCTCGGTGGCCGTGGCGAAGCCGGCCTTCTTGCGAAGGTGCTGCAGGCGTTCGGCGATCGTCTCCATGCCTAGCGCTTCGCATAATGCGTTACGCAATGTGCGTTGACATCTGCTACGCATTGGGCGTAGTTCTTGCGTCGCGATGAAGACCGTGTCCGACATAATCGATGCGCTTGGGGGCTCGACGGCTTTCGGACGCGTCTGCGGATTCACGAGAAATCCGGGCGCCCGGGGCAGCGACATGCGTCAGCGTGGATCCATTCCGGTCGTCTACTGGCCACGCATCGTGGCGTACGCCTGCACCCGAGAGATCGCGATCGACAACGATGTTCTGGTGCGGGTTCACCTGCCGCGGGAGCGCACCGCCCTCCTCAAGTCGGAGGCCGCGTGATGGCGTCCGGCCTTTCCGTAGCGCGCGATCCGCACCGGCCGCGCCGCGCCCTGCGACGCGGCTGCGACGAACTTGGGCGGCCGGACATCGCGCCTAGACCCGCACAGAGCGTGGATGTCGGTTCCGGCTCTCGTCCTGGGCGCCGCCCCCGCCCGGATCCTGTCACGAATCGGCGCATCGATGCCGTCCGGTTGTGCCGGGGTGCGCGCGCTCGCGATGCCCGAATTGCGCCATTCGTCGGGTCACACCCCGGCTCATCTCAGGCACCCCGGCCGTCTCGCTGGCCGCTTCGCGACCGAGGTGCCGCCGCCGTCCTTCACCGCGTTTGTCGTCTCCCACTTTCCCGCCGCGCCCCGGCCCCGCCGATGATCTTGCACGGAGGGCTGATCGTATGCGGTCAAATTCGGGATCGCGTCGCATGGTGACGGTAGAGCAGGCCAACGAGGTCGCGCGGGATCCGCTGCTGCGGCTCGTACTGGACCGGAAGGATCTCACGGGGTCGCTGATGGCGGCCTACGACGATGTCGGCGAACGCCTCGGTCGTTCGCCCTCCTGGGTGCGCAAGGTGATCGGGCGCGCGGCCGACGTCACGGTCGGCCTGCACGACTGGCTCAACATCAATACGCTCTGCGCCAGACTCGACGCGGCGAGCGAGCGGCTGGAGGCCGCGACGACGGCACGAGAGGAGGCGCGACGTGCGGTTCGTGAAGCTGCTGCGATCTCTGGGCCGGTTTGGTCTGGCCGCGATCCGGGAGGTCCATTCGCGCTTGCGCCGTTGATCCAAAAGCTATCGCCGTCGAGCCTGCCGCCCGCCTCGATCGACACCGTCGTCGTGCCTGCCGATTCGGCTCGCTTCCCGGGCTGAGGGGCCCCGCCCACGCGGGGCGTTCCCGCGCGACCTGAGAACTGGCGATGGCCGAAGAGCCGAGCGTCGGCCCATGCGACGAGGGGGCCCTTAACTTCGCTGGCCTCCCACGGAGCCATTTCCAAGCCGTCGTGATCGATCCGCCCTGGCGGTTCTCCGGTGGTACGCGCAGCCGTCCGCAGCATTACCGGCGGATGAGCCTCGCCGAGGTCCAGGCGCTACCGGTGCGCGGTTTGCTTCATCCTGACGGTGGCCGGGTCTTCCTCTGGATCACCGCGCCCCTGCTGCACCGGATCCCGGAGATCGCGAAGGCGTGGAAGCTACGTTACTCGTCGGCCATTCCGTGGATCAAGCTGTGGCCCAGCGAGACCGGGCTCCTCGTCGACGCCTCATCCATCTCACGCGGCACTGGCTTCGAGGTGATCGGCGCCGCCGAGTACGTGGCGATCCTGAAGGCTGGGCGGCCCCATAGCATCAAGGGTCGCCCCTTCTCGGGCGTCTGGATCGAGCCGCGGCGCGACCACTCCCGCAAGCCGCCGAACCTGCATCGGGAAATCGAGGCGCGGATCCCGGGACCGTACCTGGAGCTGTTCGCGCGGGAGAGCCGGCGCGGCTGGTGCGCCTGGGGCGACGAGGCGACGAAGTTCAATCCCGCGCCCACCCTCGCGGCCGCGGAGTAGGCCGGATGCGCTGGGCTCTCCTCCGCAACGGGGCGATCCTCGGCCGCGGCAGCCGCGAGGCCGTGCTGACGCTCGCCGAGCGCCACGGCCTCGTCTGTCATGCGGTGCCGGGTCGGCCGCCCGCGCCTAGCCGTGGCTTCCATCCCGACGGCACGGAACTGCCCGCCCGGCTCGTCCAGGGCGCCGTGATCCTGCCGGAAGCCATGCTGCCAGCGAAAATCCGGAGGCGCGCGGCATGAACCTCCCGAACGCCATCACCGCACGCCTTGAGACGGTACGGCCGGAATATCGGGTACCGCCGCACAACATCGATGCCGAGCAGGCGCTGCTGGGTGCGATCCTGGTCAACAACGACGCCTACCACCGGGTCGCGGACTTCCTCCTGCCCGAGCACTTCATGGAGGAGGCCCACCGCAAGATCTTCATGGTGGCGGGATCGCTGATCCGGGCCGGCACGGTCGCCACGCCCATCACCCTGAAGACCTATCTGGGCGATGCCGATTTCGGCGGTCAGACGGTCATTCAGTACCTCGCGCGGCTCGCCTCCGACGCGACCACGGTGATCAATGCGAGCGCCTACGCCCGCACGATCCACGATCTCGCCGTCCGCCGCCGGCTGATCACCATCGGCGAGGAGTTGGTGAACGGCGCCTACGAGGCCCCGGTCGAGCAGGCACCCCGGGACCTGATCGAGATCACCGAATCCCGCCTGCTCGACCTCGTCGACGCCGAGCCCGGCCTGGGCTCGACGGCACAGAGCGCGGCGCAGTCCGCCGCCTGGATGCGCGAGCGGATCGGCGGCCTGCGCTCCGGGCTCCTCCGCTCCACCGCGATCTCGACGGGCCTGCCAGACCTCGACCGCGCCACCAACGGCGGGTTCCAGCGCGGCCAGCTCTGGATCCTCGCCGGGCGTCCCGGCATGGGCAAGACCGTGGCGATGACGACGCTCAGCCGCCTCGCCGCCCGCACGGCCGGCGTGCTCGCCTTCCAGTGCGAGGTGACGCGGGACCAGCAGATGGCCCGCTACCTTGCCGACCTGTCCTACCGGCACAACCGCCCGCTGCCGTTCGGCCGGATCATGGCCGCCGTCGATCTCGACGAGGAAGAGATGTGGCGGCTCGACGAGGCGATGCGGCGGTTCGAGCGCCTGCACCTCACCTTGACCTGCGAGCCCACCGTCAGCCTCGCGCAGATCGCCGCGGCGGTGAAGCTCGAGAAGCGGCGCCTCGCCCGGCACGGCATCCCGCTGGGCGTCGTCTTCATCGACTATCTGAAGTTCATCAAGGTCTCGGATCGGTATCAGGGCAACCGGGTGCTGGAGATCGGCGAGATCACCGGCGGGTTGAAGCAGCTCGCCAAGGCCGAGGACATCTGCGTGGTGCTGCTGACGCAGCTCAACCGCGCGGTCGAGGCCAAGGACCGGGCGGACCGCCGCCCGAACCTCGCGGACCTGCGCGATTCCGGCGAGATCGAGCAGGACGCCGACGCGGTGCTGATGCTCTACCGCGAGGCCTACTACCTGGAGCGCAAGCTGAAGGCCTCCGGGGGCGATCCCGAGATCGGTGCGCGCCTGATCGAGCGGCAGAACGCCCTCGAGCTCATCCTCGCCAAGAACCGCTCCGGCCCGTGCCCCACGCTCGACCTGTGGTGCGACGTGGCCGCCTCCGCCATCGCCCAGACCGCACGAGGCCCGCTATGAGCCAGCATTCCGACGCGTCCACGCCACTGCCCGATCCGCTGGTGCCGGCCGACATCGATGTGGACGGGATCCACGGCTTCCTGCTGCACACGGATCGGCTGTTCCATTCCGAGCTGTGGGCACTCTCGACCGGCGACGAGTTCAAGGCCGCGGTCGCCCTGTGGTGCCACGCCTGGCGCCAGCGCCCGGCGGGCTCGCTGCCCGACGACGACCGGCTGCTCGCCGCCTTCTCGGGGGCGGGCCCGCGCTGGAAGAGGGTGCGGGCGATGGCCCTGCGCGGCTTCGTCCTGTGCGCGGACGGCCGCTACTATCACCGGGTCCTGTGCGAGGACGTGCTGCGCGCCGCAGAGGCGAAAGACGCGCGGCGCGAGCGGACCGCCGCGGCCACGCGGGCCCGTCAGCGCAAAGGTGATCCCGAGAAGACCCCGCCCGGCGGCGAAAAACCCAGTCTTTTCAACGAAACCGCCGACCGTAACGATGGTCGTCACGATCAACGTCACGACCCACGCGACGATCGACGTGACGATACCGTCACGGTCGCCACGCGCGGACCGTTACGTTCACCAAGGGAAGGGGAAGAAGAAGGGAAGAAGAAAGATATACCGGCGGCCGCCTGTGATCCTGTACCCCGCGCGGACGGCGCGCCGCCCTGGAACAACCGGGCGAACTTCGACCGAGTCGAGCACCGGTGCCGGACCGCCCTGCCCCCAGGCTGGTGCCTGGACCCCGTCGTCGGTCCGATGGCGCGGCTGGAGGCGGACGGCCTCGACCTCGAGCGGGAAATCATCCCGGCGATCCTCGACCTCGCGGTCAGTCGCCGCGTGCCGATCCGGACCTGGGCGCTGCTGGCCAACGCGGTCGCCGAGTGCGTCGCCGCCCAGCGCCGGAGCCGCGCCGCGCAGGGCCTCTCCGCCGTGCCGCCGGCCTCGGTGCCGCCCGACGAGATGATCGACCTGCCCGGCGGCCTGCGCTGGCCCGAGGCCGATCTGCGGACCTGGATCGCCCGATTCCGTGAGAACCCGGCGACGTGGTCGGAATCGCTGTTCGGTCCGCCGCCGGGGCAGCCCGGATGCCGGATTCCGCCGCGGCTCCTGATCGGCGAGGCCGCCTGATGGCTCGGGCCGAAAGGCGCGCGGCCACCGCAGCGGCCATCGCAGCGGCCAAGCTGCGCAGGCCATCCGCTGCCCGTCGGCGGACGAAGCCGGCCCCGGTCGCGCCCAGGCCGGCGTCGGCCGAGACGTTCGCGGCCGGCGCCTGGCCGATCGCAGCCCTGCGGAACGGCCAGTGCCGGTTCGCGTGCACGCCTCACGGCGCCCGGCCCGAGCAGCACCGATTCTGTGGCGAGCCGACGGCATCGCGTGCCGGCAAGCCGACAAGTTGGTGCGCGATGCATCTCGCCAGAATCTTCGACACCTCGCGCCGGGTTCCGGACGGTGAAGACCACGCGACCGAACCGCCACCGGGACTGGCCGAGACAAGCACGAGGAGGGCATAGCGTGGGCAAGAAGCGCGGCACGAACGGATCCCGGATCCGAGCCGAACACGTGGTCCTCGATCAGAGTCTCTCGTGGTTCGTCGTCCACACCCTGCCGCTCCACGAAACCATGGCGGCCGAGGAGTTCGAGGGTCTGGCCATGGACTGGTGGCTGCCGCGGTACCGCGTCACCGTGGTCCGACGCGGCCGCAAGGTCGACACCCAGGCGATCTTCTTCGCCTCGTACTTGTTCGTCGGGCTCGACAAGCAGCGCCACGGGAGGCGCTGGACCGAGCCGCTGTTCGACAGCCGGCACGTCATCGACGTGCTCGGCCAGCGCGCGCCGCTGGAGATCCCCGGCTCCGTCCTGCAGGCCCTGTCCGATCGGATCGCGGGCGTCGACGAGACGGACCGGGCGAAGCGGAGGCAAGAGGCCGCGCTATTGCAGGTCGGCGAGATGCGCAGGATCTTGAATGGCCCCTTCATGTCGTTTTTCGCCGAGGTTCAGGATATCCTGAGCAACGGGATCGTGCGTGCGGACGTCAGCATCTTCGGCCGTGCTACGCCGGTCGAATTCACACCTGATCAACTTGGCGATCCCGTGGCTGCTTGACTTCAACGCACGGATCTGAACCTATGCCGCGCGTGGACGGCCGGATCGTGAGCTGCGCTCGTTGGAGGGTGCGCCTGCCGGAACTACCGGATCACGTGTCAGCGTCGGGACGATCTGCCCACGCGCGACATGGACAGCGGCGATTGCGTGTTCGGCACGCTGCCCGTCACGTTTGATATCAATCATAGGAATTCAACATGGCCCGCGGCGGAAAGCGCGCGGGGGCCGGCCGTAAGCCAGGGGCCGCCACGCAGCGAACGCGGGCGGTCGCCGAACGCGCGAGCGCGACCGGGCTGACGCCCCTCGACGTCATGCTCGACGTGATGCGCTTCCAGCATACGCTCGCCCGGTCGGAAATGGACAAGGGCGCGGATGCCAGACCCGCGATCCTCGCCGATGCCATGACGCGGGCCCTGAACGCCGCGCGGGACGCCGCGCCGTACATGCACCCCCGTCTGGCTCCCGTGGCCGCACAGGGTGGCGAGACCGCCGGCGACACGGCCCGCAAGATCCGCGAGGCCGTCGCTGCGGCAGATGCCGTCGAGGAGGCGGAGTGAGCCTCCTGACCCCGCGCTGGTACCCACTGCGGCCGCATCCTGAGCAGCGGAGGCTGATCACCGCCGGAACCCGATTCTGCGTCGTCCCGGCCGGTCGGCGCTCGGGCAAGACCGAACGGGCGAAGCGCTTCCTGATCCGCGCGGCGATGCGCGAGACCCGCTACGCCGACGCCCGGTTCTTCCTGGCGGCGCCGACTCGTGACCAGGCCAAGGCGATCTTCTGGCAGGACCTGAAGGCCTTCCTGCCGCCCTGGATCGTCCTGGATACGCGGGACGGCGAGCTGATGGTCCGCCTCGTCACCGGTACTGAAATCTGGGTCATCGGCCTCGACAAGCCGCAGCGCATGGAAGGGCGATCCTGGAACGGCGGGATCATCGACGAGGTCGCCAACGTCAAGCCGGGCGCGTGGCCCGAGAACATCCGTCCCGCGCTCTCGGATCGCCGCGGCTGGTGCTGGCTGATCGGCGTCCCCGAGGGCCGCAACCACTACTACGCGATGTGGAAGCGGGCGATCGCACGGAACGATCCCGAGTGGGACGGGTTCACGTGGCCATCCGCCGACATCCTGCCGCCCGAGGAGGTCGCCTCCGCGCGCCGGGACCTCGACCCGCTGACCTTCGCCCAGGAATACGAGGCGAGCTTCGTCAACTTCGAGGGGCGCGCCTACTACCCGTTCGCCGAGGCGACGCACTGTGCCCGCCTCATCTACGATCCTGCGCGGCCGCTCGCGCTCTGCTTCGACTTCAACGTCGATCCGGGCGTCGCGGCGATCGCCCAGGAGCAACGCCTGCCGAACGGCCAGGACGGCACCGGAATCATCGGCGAGGTGCACATCCCGCGGAACTCGAACACCCCCGCGGTGTGCCGGAGGATCGTCCAGGACTGGGGCCGGCATGCGGGACGCGTGGTGTGCTTCGGAGACGCCTCAGGAGGCGCGCGCGGTTCGGCCAAGGTGTCGGGCTCGGACTGGGACCTGATCCGCCGCGAGCTGGCCGGCACGTTCGGCGAGCGGCTGTTCTTCGAGGTGCCGGCAGCCAACCCGTCGGTGCGCGTCCGGATCAACGCTGTGAACACCCGGCTCAAGGCCGGCGACGGCACGGTCCGCCTGATGGTCGATCCCGCCCGGGCGCCGCACGTCGTGAAGGACTTCGAGGGCGTCCGGCTGCTCACCGGCGGCTCCGGCGAGATCGACAAGCGGGCCGACCCGGCGCTGAGCCATATCAGCGACGCGCTCGGCTACATGGTGGCTGCCGTCTTCCCGGTGACGAGCGGCGGCGAGGCGCGCACAGGCCGCACGATCGGACTGTACTGAGCACTGAAGGGCGGCCGATGCGCGACGAATCCGACCGCCCCTGATGCCGCTCTCGTCGAAGCACCCGGCCTACGCCGAGGCAGCCCCGGACTGGAAGATCGTCCGCGACACCCATGCGGGTGAGCGCCAGGTGAAGGCGGCCGGCACGGAGTACCTGCCGGCGAGCTCAGGCATGATCGCGGCGGGCTTCCTCGACGGCGCGAGCGGCACCGCCCTGATCGGGCGGCAACGTTCGGACGGGCAGGTAGAAGCGGTCGCGGGCGCAGCCTGTTTCAGCGAGGGCCAAGCCCAGTACGACGCCTACCTCTGCCGCGCGGTGTTCCATCCCCTGGTCGCCGCCTCGGCCGAGGCGCTGATCGGCATCATGCACCGGAAGCCGCCGACGATCGCGCTGCCGGAGAAGCTGGAGCCGCTGCGAAATGACTGCACGCAGGACCGCGAAGGCCTCGCGACGCTGCTGCGGCGGATCAACGAGGAGCAGCTGCTCACCGGCCGGATCGGCCTCCTGCTCGATGTCCGCGGCGAGCTCGGGCCCGAGGCGCTGCCGTTCCTGTCGACCTACACGGCCGAGAGCATCCTGAACTGGGGCGTGGATCGGGACGCGTCGCCCGGCAAGCTACTGTTCGCCGTCCTCGACGAGAGCGGGGACCAGCTGCAGGACGATCTGAGCTACCGCCACCAGCAGCGCTACCTCGTGCTCGGGAACGCGGCCACACCGTTCGTACAGCAAAGCGCCGCGGACGGGGCGGAGCTGCCGGCCGAAGGCTACGTCGCCGCGGCGGTGAGCGACACGGACGACGCGGCCGACCTGCCGTTCAAGGCTCCGCAGATCGCCGGCAACGGCCTGCCCGAGATCCCGTTCGTCACGATCGGCGCGAAGGACCTGCAATGGGCCCCCGATGCGCCGCCGCTCCTGCGGGTCGCCTCCATGGCGCTGGCGATCTACCGCGGCGAGGCCGATTACCGGCACGCTTTGTTCATGCAGGGCCAGGAGACCCTGGTCACGATCGGCGCCAAGCAGGCCAGCGCCTATGCGGAGCCGGGCGAGGTCGTGCGGGGCCGGCCGATCCTGCTGGGCGCCAACGGCCGCATCGACCTCGACCTCGGCGGCGACGCCAAGTTCATCGGGGTGTCGGCGGCCGGCCTGTCGGCCATGCGGCAGGCGATCGAGGACGACAAGCGCGCTGCGGCCGAGATGGGCGCGCAGATCATCGGCGACCGGTCCGGTGGTGCGGAATCGGGCGACGCCCTGGAGATCCGGGTGGCCGCTCGCACTGCTACGCTGTCGAGCGTGGCGCTGGCTGGCGCGCAGGGCCTCGAGCGGATCCTGAAGATGGCCGCGATCTGGGTCGGGGCGAACCCGGACGAGGTGAAGATCACCCCCAACCTCGACTTCGCCGGTTCGCCGATCACGGGCGCCGACATCCTGCAGATCACCCAGGCGAAGAGCATGGGCCTGCCGCTGTCCTGGGCGAGCATCCACGACTGGCTCGCTCGCAAGGGCTTCACCGCGAAGACCTACGAGGAAGAGGAAGACCAGATCGGGGCCGAAGGACCAAGCGGCATCGATCACAACGGCGGCCCCGCGCTGGACGACGCAACCACCGACAAGGCGGCCTGATCCGTGGCGGTGAACGACGCGATCCTCGACGCCCAGGTCAGCCACGCCGTCGGCCTGCAGCGCCTCGGCACCGGCATCCTGCGCCGAATCCTCGCGCTGCTGAATCGAACCGACGCCGATCTCGTAGAGCAGATCCGCACCCGCCTCGACGGCGTCGCGCCGGGGACCTTCGACACCGAATTCACGACCGAGCGGCTGAAGGGCCTACTCGACGCAATCCGGGCGCTGAACGCCGATGTCTACGCGCGGATCCAGGCGGTGCTGCTGCGCGAAGGGCTGGATCTCGCCGCCTACGAGGCCGCGTACCAGACGCGCATCCTGACCGAGCACGTGCCGGTGCGTCTCGACATCGTCCAGCCGACCGCCGAGCAACTCCAGGCCATCGTGATGAAGCGGCCGTTCCAAGGCCGTCTGCTGCGGGACTGGGCCCAGGGCCTGGAGCAGGGCCGGACGCAGAAGGTCCACGATGCAATCCGCATCGGCATGGTCGAGGGCGAGACCGTCGACCAGATCGTCCGCCGGGTCCGTGGCACCCAGGCGCTTGGCTATAAGGACGGGGTGCTGGAGATCGCGCGGCGTGACGCCGAGGCCGTGGTCCGGACCGCGGTGACCCACATCGCCTCCGGAGCCTCCGAGGCGGTCTACGCGCGCAACGCCGACCTGATCTCGGGCGTGCGCTGGGTCTCGGTGCTGGATGGCCGGACGACGCCGGTGTGCCGGGCCCGAGACGGCAAAGTCTACGAGCCCGGCAAGGGCCCGCGCCCGCCGGCGCACTGGAACTGCCGGAGCACGACGACCCCGGTGACGAAGAGCTTCGGAGATCTCGGCCTCGATCTCGGTGAAGTGGATGCCGGCACCCGGGCCAGCATGAACGGACAGGTCCCGGCCGACCTGACCTACGGCGCGTGGCTGGCGAAGCAGCCGGCCGCGTTTCAGGACGAGGTGCTCGGCAAGGCGAAGGGGCTGCTGTTCCGCAAAGGCGGGCTGACAATCGACCGATTCGTGGACCGCTCCGGCCGCGCCTACACGCTCGACGAGCTGCGGCGGCGCGAGGCCGGGGCTTTCCGGAAAGCGGAGCTGCCGGCATAGTTCGGCATGGCCGACATCCGCCGCGCCGAGAAGCCGAAGCGCCCGGTCCCGCATCTCCAGTGGACGTGCCGGACATGCGAGGTCATGGACGGCGTCGGGACCGCGGCCACGACGCGGATCCGCCAGGGCGGCTATGTCAGCCTCAAGTCCGGCAGGATGACCGGCGGCACCTTCTACGAGGTCTGCGCCATGTGCTTGGCGCGAGGGCGAATGACGATCGTGGCGAGGGTTTAGATCGTAGCCTTTGCATGCTGCAGCCATCCCTTGATGTGCTGATACGGATCGCCTGAGCATCGAAACCGAAGCTCGCCCGAATGGTGCAGCTTCATCGCGAAGGCTGCCGCTTGCTCGTCGGTCCTTCGCTCTGAAAGAGGCAATTCCCGCCAGCGACGTACAGCCTCCCGCTTCGCGTCTTCCATCAGCATCGCAGATTTTCCCAGATCCGCGTCCCGAGCGCGGTCGCCCGCCGGCAGCCATGGCGCTGACTGGCCTCTCCCGCCGTTGGGCGGGATGATGGAGCCCGGAACCATGAAGCTCAAGAAGGTCTACGACACCGAAGCTGAGATCCCGGAAGAGGCCGCCGCCTTCTACGAGGAGCGCGACGGCAAGTGGCACCTCACCCTGGAGATCGAGGGCTCGGCCAGCCAGGACGACGTGACCCGCCTCAACGGCGCCCTCGCCAAGGAGCGTAACGATCACCGCGCCACCCGGGAGAAACTGCGGGCTTTCGGCGAGCTCGACCCCGAGCGCACCCGCCAGGTCATGGACCGGATCGGAGACCTCGGCGAGTGGGATGAGGTCGAGCGGAAGCTTTACCGCCTGGACGGCGACGGCAGCACCCCGAAGGATGAGGCGGCCATCCAGGCGCGGATCGACGCCGAAGTCCAGCGCCGCGAGCGCGCGATCAAGGCGCCGCTGGAGCGCCAGATCACCCAGCTCACCGAAGCCCGCGCCGAGATCGAGCGCGAGCGCGACGAGGCGCGCGGGACCCTGCGCGGGCGCACCATCGCGGACGCCCTGCGCGAAGCGGCCGGCAAGGCCAAGATCATCCCCTCCGCGGTGGAGGATGTGCTTCTCGCCGGCGAGCGCGTGTTCGATCTCGATGAGCAGGGCCGCGTCGTCACGAAGGACAATGTCGGCGTCGCACCGGGCCTGACGCCCGATGCGTGGTTGACCGATCTGCAGGAGAAGCGACCGCATTGGTGGCCCACCTCCGAAGGCGCCGGCTCGCGGGGCAATCGCGGCGGCGGCACGCTGCCGAACAACCCGTTCACGGCCGAGGCCTGGAACGTCACCGAGCAGGGCCGGATCGCGGCGGCCGACTTCGCCAAGGCCGACCGGCTGGCCAAGGCCGCCGGGACGACGGTCGGCGGCCCGAAGCCCGCACCGCGCAACCGCGCGGCCTGACCCACGATCTCCGGCGGCGCATGGGCGCCGCGCGGTCTCCTCCCGGCGCCATGGGGCGCCCCTCCCCCTCCCCTGAGACAACGACCGGCCGGCCATGGGGTCCGGCTTGGCGGTGCTGACGGATCACACCCTCAAGCCTTCAGGAGTCCACCATGCCCGCCGGCGTCCTGCGCCTCTCCGACGTCATCGTCCCAGCCGTCTTCGTCCCGATGGTCCGCCGCCTCGCGGTGGAGAAGACCGCCCTGATCCAGTCCGGCGCGATGGTCCCAGACCCGCTGCTCGATCACTTCCTGGCGGGGCCGGGTCTCACCATCGACATGCCGAAGCTCAACGGCCTCGACCGGTCCGATGGCGAGAACGTCAGCTCGGACGATCCGACCGTCTTCTCGGTCCCGAACAAGCCCGCGACCGGCGACGAGATCGCGGTCCGCCTCTCGCGCAACAACTCCTGGTCCGAGATGGACCTCGTGCGCGCGCTCCTCGCGGCCGATCCGCTGGCGGCGCTCGCCGACGATGTGGCGCAATACTGGGCCTACCGTCGGCAGAAGGCCGCCATCGCTCAGCTCTCGGGTATCTTCGCCTACAACGCGCTGGCGACCGACGCGAACCACATCCAGAACTCGATGACCGTGGACCTGTCGGGCCTCAACGGCGGCAAGTTCGCGGACGGGCAGACCAACTTCCACGGATCGGCCTTCATCGATGCGCTCGTCACCATGGGCGATTCCATGGGCGGTCTTGCGCTCGTGGCGATGCACTCGATCGTCTACGGCAACGCCCTGAAGAAGAACCTCATCCAGTTCCGTCTGGACAGCGAGGCCAACCCGACGATCCCGACCTACATGGGCAAGGACGTCACGATGGACGATTCGATGCCGATGCCGGCGGCCGGTGTCTTCGAGACCTGGCTGTTCGGTCGCGGGGCGATGACCTACGGCACGGGGTCGCCCACGGTGCCCAATGAGGTCATCCGCGTGCCGGCGGCCGGCAACGGCGCCGGTCAGTCGACCATGCACGATCGCGTTGAGTGGTCCCACCACGTTCCCGGCACCGCCTATGTCGGCACGCCGGCCAAGGGCGGCCCGTCGAACGCCAACACGACCAACAACCTCGCCGCCGCCACGTCCTGGCGACAGGTCGCGCCGGACCGGCGCCAGATCCCGATCGCGCGCATCGTCACCCGCGAGTTCTGATCACCCATCGATCGCGGCGCGGTCTCGCGCGCCGCCGTTTCTGCAATCCGTAGACGGGGGGCCGGCCATGGCCGAGCGCAGCAGCAAGACGAACGACGACGGTCAGGCGGGCGTGGCGGAGCCCGACGCCGCCTCGACCCAGGGCGCGATCGCCACCGGGGGCGAGCCCCAGGCCGCTGACCCCGCCGCAGCCGGTCAGGCCGAGGTGCCGGCCGGCGCGGACGGACCCCGGACGCTTCAGGCGCTCGGCGAGGCCGTGGCCAGCGCACAAGCCGAGGTCGATGCCGCAATCCGCAGGCGCGATGCGGCCCGGGATGCGTATGACCGCGAGGCGGAGGCCCAGGCAGCGCGCGCGTTCGAGCCGCCAGGGCAGGTCATCACCGCGTACCTCGCCGCGCAGAATGCCGTGCGCGAGGCTCAGATCGCCCAGGCCAAGAAACAGGCCGCGCGGTAGCCTGCGATGGTCGTCGAGGACGGCAGGAGTCTGCCGGACGCCGAAAGCTACGCCGGCGTCGAGGCTGCCGACGCCTACCATGCGGCGCGCGGCAACACGGCCTGGGCCGGAGACCAAGCGGACAAGGAAGCGGCCCTGCGCCGCGGAACCGAGTATCTGGATGGCCTGTACCGGACGCGGTGGCTAGGCCGCCCGGCCGTACCCGGGCAGGCTCTGTGCTGGCCCCGCGCCTGCGCGTGGACCTCGGACGGATTGCTACCCTCCGACGCGATCCCGATGGCGCTGGTGCGCGCCTGCTGCGAGGCGGCGCTGCGCGAGATTCAGGACCCGGGCGGCCTGACGCCCGACATCTTCCCCGGCGAGCGCGTGGTGTCCGAGGCCGTCGGCCCGCTGAAGATGGACTATGCCGCGGTCCGGGCGCCGACCGACGTGCTGCCGGTCATCGTGACCGTCGAGCGCATCGTCGCTCCGCTGCTCCGTGCGGCTGTGGGCGCGCTCGTGATGCGGGCGTGATGCTCGCGATCCGCGGCGTCCCGTGGGGCGACGACGGCCGGATCGCCGGGCGACCCATTTTCTCGGAGGTCGAACCATGACGACGATCGCCTATCGTGAAGGTGTCATGGCCGCCGACAGCGGTTCTTGGATGGGGGACGCCTGCCATCGCTGGGCCAGGAAGCTGACTCGCGGTCCCGATGGCACCCCCTACGGAACCGCCGGACACGCCGCGGAATGCGAAGCCTTCTTGGCCTGGGTACGGGCCGGTTGCGAGGGCTCGGCGCCCCGGGCGCGCGAGGAAGACGACGGTCGGGGCAGCTCCTTCGTGGTGCTCGTCGCTCCGCCGGAGGGCGGCGTCCGAATCAGAACCGCGCGCGGCGACGAGGTCTCCCCGGAGGCAGCCTACTTCGCCGTCGGCGCCGGCAAGGAAGTCTGCTTCGGCGCGCTCTTCATGGGGCCCACGGCCGAGCAGGCGCTCCACGCGGCGATGGAACATGGCTGCGGCGCCATCGGCTCCGTCTGCACGATCATCCGGCGATGACGGGCGGCTTTGACTATGCCCGGTCGGTCGCGACCGCGAACCGCTTGATCGCGCGCTTCGGCCAACGCGGCGCGGTCCGGCGCGGCCCGGTCTTGTCCGGCGGCGACAGCACGAACGATCTGTCCCTGCCACCCGGCGACGAGGCCGAGCCGACCGACCATCCCTGCACCCTCGTCGTGCTCGACTACTCCGAAGAGGAGCGCGCGGGCAGCCTGATCGCGCAGACCGACCGCAAGGTGCTGATCGCGACGGCGGGCTTGGATATGGAGCCGACGCCCGAAGATGCGCTCCTGATCGGCACTGACGAGCACCAGATCGTCGCCGTGATGCCGCTGGCCCCCGGGCCGGTCAGGGTCCTGTGGCAGGCGCAGGTGAGGCGCTGATTGGTCGTCGCGCCAGCTTATGCGGTAGGGGTTGCGCAGATCACTCGGAAGCGCCCTGCAAGCCGGACAGGCCGGCGCCATCTTCACCCTGCCATGGCAACTTCCGCCAGTCCGGCTGAACGTCGCGATCCTCATAGGTGTCGATCGGCAGCGGGAGGCTGTTGCCGCCCGTGTCCACAACCTGGATGTGGGTCGGCCGATCCTGCTTGGGCAGGCACTTGTAGAGGCCTCGATACGAGCTCGCCATTCACGTCCTCCATCACGGGAGGGCGCAGATAGGCATCCGCCCGCAGATCGGGAAGAGCATGGCTCAGGACTTCGCCCTCAACATCGCGGCTTGGTGCGAGAAATCCGCGGACCGGGCCGATCTCGTCCTGCGCAAGGTTGCGCTCGACATCGGCGCGCGCGTCGTGCTGCGCTCGCCGGTGGATACCGGTCGGTTCCGGGCGAACTGGCAGTACGGCGTGGGCCGGCCGAACACCGCCACCCTGGTGGCCGCCGACAAAAGTGGGCAATCGAGCATCGCCCGCATCGCCGCGGGTGTCGCCACGGCGCGGCTCGGCGACGTGATCTACATCTCGAACGCGCTGCCCTACGCCCTGCGGCTAGAGACCGGATGGTCCAAGCAGGCGCCGGCCGGCATGGTCGGCCTCACCGTGACGGAGTTTCAGTCCGCGATCGATCGCGCGGTCGCTGCCGCCCAGGCCGAGAGGCGGTGATGGGGGGCGAAGCCGCGATCCAGGCCGCGCTCTACCGCCATCTGAAGGCGACCAAGCTGCCGGTGGCTCTTCCGATCGCCCCCGAAGGCCGGAACTTCGATCCCAAGGGCCGCGCCTACCTGCGTTCGACCTTCCTGCCGGCGGAGACCACGAGCTTCGGCACCGAGAGCGACGGCGACATCATCTACGGCGGCCTGTTCCAGATCGATGTGTTCTGGCCGGTGAACGAGGGGCTGACCCGGCCGCTGACGCACGCCGCCATGCTCGCAGCCCGGTTCTGCCGGGGCACGAGGCTCACCGCCAACGACTTGGAGGTCCGGATCGACCAGCCGGCCTCCGTGCTTGGAGCGCAGCAGGAGCCGAATTGGCTTCACATCCCGGTCCGGGCTCGCTGGGCTGTCTATGCGGGGCCGCCGTCGACGGTCTGACGACTGCAAGCCCAAGCCCGCGTCCGCCGCTCCGATCCTGCCGCACATCCCATGCGGTCTTCAGCTGTGCCCGGGGAGGACACCATGCCCATCACCACGCAAGTCAAGCCCACCGCTGGGTCCATCCTCTATATCGGCCCGTCGAGCGATACGCCGCCCGCCGACGCGAACGTCGCGGCGGCCCTTGCCTGGACCCGCATCAGGAAGACCGAGACGTTCGGCGCCTTCGGCGACGCCGCACAACCCGTGACCTTCGATTCGACCGACGAGGATCGGCGGTTCAAGGCCAAGGGCACGCGGGATGCGGGGGACTGGACCTTCACCTGCGGCTTCGTCGCCAGCGATGCCGGACAACAGGCCCTGATCGCCGCCGTGGATTCGCACCAGGACTACAATTTCAAGCTCGTGCTGGGCGATGAGCCGGTCAACGGAACGTCCGGCACGATCTTCTACCTGTTCGGCCTGGTTCTGACGGCGCGCCCGAATCCCGGCGGCGCCAACAACGTGATCCGCCTGGAGGCGTCCGTTGGTCTCAATGCCAAGCCCCTGATGGTTCCGGCCGCCTGAGGAGCGCGACGATGGCCCCCCGATCCACCGTCCCGAAACCCGATCCGACCCCCGCACTCGACCTGGCGGCCCTCGACCTCGCCAGCCTCGACCTGGCACCCGGGGCCGAGGCCGGCGCCGCGATGCAGCTCCTGCATCCGGTCTCGGCCGAGCCGCTCGGCATCACCATGACGGTGATCGGTCAGGACGCCCCGACCTACCGGAAGAACCTCCGCAAGCTGCGCGACATGCTCGCCAAGCAGGGAGAGACCGAGGAGGACGAGGATCCCGATCGGCGCGAGGTGATGCGTCTGGCCCGCCTCTCGGCCTGCGCGGTGCGCGGATGGGCGGGCGTGCAGTGGAAGGGCGAGGCGCTGCCCTGCAGCTTCGAGAACGCCGTCACGCTGTTCAGCGCGCTCCCCTGGATCGCCGAGCAGGTCGGCTTCTTCCGGGATCGGCGCGCCAATTTTTTCAAGGTCTGACGGCGCGGCTCATCTGGGCCGTCCGCGCCGTCACCCGCGATCAGCATGCGGGGGTGATCTCGGATCAGGACGCCCTCCGGATCCCGGTCGAGGCCGAGCACGTCTGGGCGTGGTTTTGGGACTTGGAGCGGGGACGCCGAGCCGGGTTCTCACCTGAGCCGTTCGGCTACACGGATATCGAGGCCTGGGCTCGGCTCTTCGGCGAGGAGTTGCGCCCCTGGGAGGTCCGGGCCCTGATGGCGATGGACGAGTCCCGGCGGAGCGAACACCGCCGCCTCACGGACCCGGCCCAAGCGGGCCAGGTGCAGGCGTCCGATACCGCCGGGATGATGCAGCTGATGCAGATGCTCAGCGCACGGCGGTGAATAGATCCTCGACGTGTCGATAGCTTTCCAGCGCCGTGCGGCATCGGTCATCACCCATCTGCCCGTCTTCGCGCTGCGCCGTCTCAATGGCGTCCAATTGATAATGGGCCAGCTGCTCTACGGGGATATTGGGTGCCGACAGATGTGCTTGCTCGACTGCACGCCGGCCGACGGCGAGCACGCGGTCCCTTGGGACGCCGCAGGCGAGAGCGCCGGCGATTGCACGCCCAGTCATCCGGACAGTTCCAACCGCTCCCACTTCCGGGGGGACCTGCGCGGCGGCCGAGCCGCCGATCAGTGTGGACAGGAGAGCACCGTACAACTCAACGCGCATGACTGACCTCGCAACCCTTGCAATCGTGATCGACTCGCGCCCGGCAACCGACGCCTCGGTAGCGTTGGACCGGCTGGCGCAGTCCGCGCGCGGTGCGGGGCTGGCAGCAGATACTTTCAATGTCGGTGCCGGCAAGGGCACGGCAGCCGCACAAGCCGCAGCGTCGGCCACGGCACAGGCGGCGGCCGGCCTCGACAGGCACACCAAGGCACTGAACGATAACGCCAAGCAGGCCGGCCTGACCTACCTGCAGTTCGAGGTGCTGCGCTCCAGCGTGACGCAGTTCGCGGATCAGGTCATCGCCGGGGCCAACCCGCTTCGCGCCTTCGTCCAACAGGCGACGGGCGCCTCAGCGGCGATCGGTGACGGTGGTCTCGGCGGCTTGGCTCGGAACGCCGCCGCCTCGATGGGGAACTTCGCGTCCGGCGCCCGGGCGGCCGCAACCGGCGCCGGCGTCGTCGGCGTCGGCGTCGGCACGGTGGCCGCCGCGCTCGCTACCGCCGTCGTCGCCCAGCAATCGTACGCGTCGAGCCAGCGCGAGACCGAGCTGGCGCTTCTCGGAATCGGGCGAGCATCCGGCGCCACCGTCGGACAGATCAACGCCCTGTCACAGGCCAACGCGTCCGCCGGCGGGATCTCGACCCGGACCGCCCGCGAGATGGCGGCCCAGTATGCCAGCACCGGCCGGATCGGTGGCGAGATCCTGGGGGATCTTCAACGCTCGACACGGGACTACGCCGCCACGACCGGCCAGAGTCTCGGCGACGCGCAGGCCGAACTGGCCAAGGCTTTCGCCGAGCCAGCCAAGGGCGCCGAGTTGCTGAACACGCGTCTGGGCTTCCTCGACGCCGCGACGCGCGAGACCATCCAGACCCTCGACGCGCAGGGCCATCGCTTGGAGGCGCAGCGTGCGCTCTACGATGCGATATCCGGCAGCATCGTGAAGGCGGACACGCTTACCTCCGGCTGGGGGCGTACCACGGCAGCTGTCGGCACGTTCATCGCCTCGGCCTGGGACCGGTTGGGTCAGATCATCGACCGAGGCGCCACCGGCGGAGACCTCGAGACGCGTATCCGGGATCTGCAAAGGGTGCTGGCGACTCCGCCGACCTTCCTGGAAAGGTTCAGCAGCACCCGTCCGGCCTTGCAGGCAGAACTCGACAAGGCTCTCGCCGATCAGCAGCGGCAGCAGGCGCAGGCACGGCAGACGGATCTGGCGCAGCGCTCGCTCGTCGTCGACAACCTCGGCAAGCAGTACAATCCGCAGGAAGAGCGCCTGAAGCAGATCACGGACGCGGCGCAGCGCATCCGCACTGAGCTCGCCGCCGGCGTGCTGGATCCCGACGGGAAGTCCTTGCGCACCGCCGAGGGTCTCGAAGCCTCGGCACGCCGCATCCGCGAGGATCTCGCTCAGGGGGGAACGCAGTTCGCCAACGCCCTCCGGGAATCGCAGTTCGCCCTGCGGACCGTCGGCTTCTCGCCCCAGGCACAGCGTGTCGCGGGGATCAACGAGCGGGCCGAGAACGAAATCCGCGATCTTCCAACCAACCCGAACGATCCGCTCCTGCGCGACTACCAGATCCACAGCATTCGGCAGCGGCAGCAGCTCGACTTGGAAGCTGCACGGCGTCAGACCTACGTCGACACCGCGTCTGGGAGCGGTCGCTACGCCATCGGCGTGGGGCAGGCTCCCGAGCAGTATCGTGACCTGATCTACAGTTCGGCGGCAGCGAACGGTGTCAACCCGGATCTGATCGCCTCCCAGATCCGCCGCGAGAGTCGGTTCAACCCGAATGCGGTGTCCCCGGCAGGCGCACAGGGCATCTCACAGTTCATGCCTGCCACCGCGGCCGGCATGGGTCTCGCCAACCCGTTCGACCCGGCGCAGGCGATCCCCAAGCAGTCCGAACTGATGGCGCAGCTCCTGCGCCGGTTCGACGGCAACGAAGTGGCTGCCCTCGTCGGCTACAATGCCGGACCGAAGGTTGCCCAACGCTTCGTCGCGAGTGGACAGGACGTCGCCACGCTCCCAGAGGAAACCCGCACCTACGTCAAGGAGATCCTGACGCCGCCGCCGAACGCCCAGCAGGCGATCAGCGCGAGCGTGGAGCGAAACCGGGCGCTTGCGAACGAGAACAACCTCGTTGCCCTCAATGCGCAGTATCTGGGCGTTAACGGCGAGAAACTGGACGCAGCGGCGCGATACCAGCAGGCGCTGAACCAAGCGATCGCGCAGGGCGTTGAGATCACCCCGCAATACCGCGCCGAGCTGATGAGGAACGCCGAGGGGATGGCGGCCGCCGCGCGCGGCTTGGCCGGGACCCGGGCCGGCGCGGATCTCGCCTTCGACCGCGACCAACTCGGTCGCGACCGCTACGACCAGCGCGCCTATGCCGGCGCCCGCTCGATCTACGGCGATACTGCGACCCCGGCGGCCCAGGCCTACATCGATCGTTCGCGGGACAATCAGTACCTGGCCGAAGCGCGCTCGACGCTGACCGACGCGATGACGGGTTTCGCCTCCGATCTTCTTCACGGCAGGGACGCCGCGCAGGCCTTCGGAAGCGTCCTCTCGCGCGTCGGCGACAAGCTGCTCGGCGGCCTGATGGATTCCCTGGTCGGATCCCTCTTCAAGGGTAGCGGTGGCCTGGGTGCCCTGTTCGGTTTCGCGGACGGCGGCTTCACCGGTTACGGCGGCCGCAACCAGCCGGCCGGCATCGTGCACGCGGGCGAGGTGGTGTGGTCGCAGGCGGATGTCGCCCGCTTTGGCGGCCCGCACGTGGTCAACGCCATGCGGCTCGGCTTGCCCGGCTACGCCGACGGTGGCCCGGTCGGATTCGCCATGCCCAACCTCGCGACGCTCCCGAACATGCCGATGCCCGCAAACGCGAACGCGGCAGGCGACGGGCCGCAACCCGTCGCCATCGCGATCGACGCCCGTGGTGCGCAGGGCAACAGCGAGATCCAGGCCGCCATCCAGCGCGGGGTCTCGGCCGGCATGGCACAGGTGCACCAGACCATCAGCCGGAACATCAACGGGATCGTCGCCACCGGGCAGAGGCGCTACGCGCGGGTGGGCTGATGTCGATCTTCGACGAAGCTGGCGCAGCCGCTCTTCGGGGCGAGACCATCACCGCCGAGGTCCTGGCCTTCTTCGACTTCCGCGACGCCCCGCAGCGGGTCCATGCCGGGTTCGGCACGCTCCGGGCCGGCGGCCACGACTGGCAGGGCCTGGGCGGGCTGGGATCGGTCTCGGATATCGAGAGCGCGGTCGGCGGCATCGCCCCTTTGGTGACCTTCACCCTCGCCGGCGTCGGGCCGGAGATCGCCCGCGACGTGATCGACGCCCGGACCGCGGTGAAGGGCCGCGACTGCCGCGTCTACCTCCAGCTCTACGGCGCCGACCTCGCGCCGCTGGGCGGCCTGTACACGCTCTACCGCGGCGTGATGGACCGGCTGACCCACACGGCCGCCGGGCCGGATGCCTGGACCGCCCAGCTCACCGCCGAGACCCGGTTCTCCCGCCGGGGCCTGCCGCCCTTCGGCAACCTGACCGACGCCGACCAGCAGCGCCGCCATCCCGGCGATGCCGGCCTGTTCGACATCGCCCAGATGATCAACCGAAGACGGCCATGGAATCCCGAGATCCCGGAGACCAGCAGCTGAGCGCCTTCCTGCGCGCCATGGCCCGGGCGAGCTTCGCCTGGGGGGCGTGCGATTGCGCGCTGGTGATGGCCGACTGGTGCCGCGTCCGGCGCGGCGTCGATCCGGCCGCGCGCCTGCGCGGGCACTACCGCACGGCGCTGGGCGCCCTGCGGACGGTCCGCCGCCGCGGCGGCTTCGAGACCGTGGTGCGCGCGCTGATGACGGAATCCGGCTTCGCGACCACCGAATCCCCGCGCACCGGCGATGTCGGCCTCGTCGCGCACCCGCGCGTCGGGCCGGCCTGCGCGATCCGCTGCCCTCTGGGCTGGGCGGTGAAGAGCCCCGCCGGCCTCGCGCTCGGCCCCTGGCCGGCCCGCGTGGCCTGGCGCGTCTGATGCCGGCCGCGATCGGCGCCGCCCTGATCGGCGAGCTGGCGCTCGGCGCCACCGCGGAACTCGTCGTCGGCTACGCGGTCGTGACGGTCGGCACCGTGGCCCTGCAATACGGCGTCCAGGCCCTGCTCGGCTCAGACAAGCGGGCCGACCACCAGGTCACCGTCCGGCAGGCGGTGGCGCCCCGCCGCCGGGTCCTCGGCCAGGCCAAGCTCGGCGGCGTGATCTTCGCGCTGGAGACGCTGAAGTTCAACGACACCAACACGGTCCTGTACCGCGGCGCCGTGCATTGCGTCGGGCCGGTGCAGATCCTGCAATACTGGTTCGGGGACGTGAAGACCGGCCTCGGGGCCGGCTCCGGCGGCTTCGTCCCGGACAGCGTCTACCAGGGCAAGGTCGTGATCGAGGGCCATGCCGGCACCGAGGACCAGCCGGCCTCGGCCGCCCTGCTGAAGCTGCCGTACTGGACCGACGCCATGCGGCTCAAGGGGCTGTGCTACAGCGTCGTCGTCGCCACGCCGCTCAAGAAGGGCAGCCAGATCTTCCCCGAGGGCGCGCCGGACGTCCGGCTGCTGGTGGCCGGCGCGCCGTCCTACGACCCGCGCACCGGCGGGTACGCCTACACCGACAACGCCGCGCTGCTGCTGCTCGACTACCTGATGCACGACAGCGGCTACGGCCTCGCCCGCGACGAGATCGACCTGCCGAGCTTCATCGCCCTCGCCGACGTCTGCGACGAGCCGGTAGCCCTGGTCGTCCCGGACCCGAACGGCGCGACGACCGAGCCGCGCTACCGGTCCTGGGGCAGCTACGACTACACCGAGCCGCGCTCCGACGTGCTCGGCCGGCTGCTCGCGGCCTGCGACGGCGAGATCTACGAGGATGCCGACGGCCGGGTGGCGGTGCGCGGCGGGCGCTGGCAGCCGCCGACCGTCACCATCACCGAGCGCATGATCCTCGGCTGGGACCAGCTCGAGGAGGGCGACGAGGCCTACAACACCTTCACGCGGATCAAGCACACCTACACCGACCCGTGGCACGATTATCAGCCCACCGAGGGCGACCCGTGGGACGACCGAGCGGCCCAGGCGGTCCAGGGCGTGATCGAGACCGAGCGCAGCTTCATCCGCGCGCCCTCGCACAGCCAGTCCCGCCGGCTCGCCAAGATCGCCATGGCGAAGGGCAACCCGCGCTTCCGGCTCTCCGGCCTGCGGCTCTCGCCCGCCGGACTGCCGGCCTACGGCGCGCCGACCGTGCGGCTGGTCCTGCCGTCCTTCGGCATCGACACGACCTTCGCGGTGATGCGCGGCACGCTGGCGATGGCGGGCAACGCGCTGACCGGCGTCAAGCTCGACCTCGTCGCCCTCGACGCCGCCGCCTACGCCTGGGCTCCGGCCGAGGAAGGGGCCCGGCCGCCCCTGCCCGACACGGCGACCTGAGGCCGGCATGGCGGCGCCCCTGCCGTGGCCCAACATCCTGGTGCCGTCCGCCGAGGACTGGTCCCTGCGCGGCGGCACCCGATCCGGCGGCCAGAGCTTCGAGGGCAACGAGGTGCTCGTCGCCTCGCCCACCGCCCGGTGGAAGGCGGCGCTGACGATCCCGGCCTTCGGCAACGACCGGATTCGCGCCCTGCGCCGGGTCGTGGCCCTCGGCCGCTCCCAGCTCTGGTCCGTCGGCCCCTACGAGCGGCCGCGGGCGCCCTGGCCGATCGAGCCGGTGGTGGGCGGCGCGGTCACCGACCGGACCCCCGGCCTCGCACAGCCGCCGCTGGCCTTCAGCCTGATGCTGGACGCGGCCGCGAACGCCGCCGCCATCGCGATCCGGCGCGACCGGGGCGGCCTCCTGGCGCCCGGGATGATCTTCTCGATCGGCGGCCGCCTGCACGTCATCGTCGGCCTGACCACCGCCGACCCGGCCGATCCGGCGACCGGCCTGGCGATCCCCGGCGGCGTCGGGGTGGCGATCCGGCCGTGGCTGCGCGCGGACCTGCCCGCCGGCACGCCGATCGCGTTCGGCGCCCCGGTCGGCACGATGCGGTTCGCGAGCGACGATACCGGCGCCCTGGACCTGCAGCTGTCCCGGTACGGGACCGTGACCCTCGACCTCGTCGAAGCCTTCTGACCCCCTCAGCACTCCGGGACCGGCATGGCTCTTCCGAAGCCCTCGCTCGGCGCGACGCCGGCCGCCAACGTCGCGCGCATCGGCGACGCGTTCGACCTCCTCGACGGCCTGGTCGCGGCCCTCGCGGACGAGCAGGCGGCGCGCGTCGCCGGCCTCGCCGCCGAGGGACGCGCCCGCGACGGCGCCATCGCGGCGGCCGTGGCGGCGGCAATGGCGGCTGAGGGCCAGCTTCGCCAGGCCGCCGTCGTCGCCGAGGGACGGGCGCGGGGCGACGCCATCGCCCGGGAGCAGCAGGACCGGACGGCGGCGGTCGTCGCCGAGGGCCGGGCCCGGGCCGCGAGCGACACGGCCCTGGGCGCGCTGATCGAGCGCTACCGCGCCGACGGCGTCGCCGACACCGCGCGCGTCGGGGAGGCCGGATGGGCCTTCGCCTTCGCGGCGACCGTGGCGGAGCTTCAGGGCGACGGCTCGGCCCTGCCGGCCTTGCCGGCGACGCTGCGCGCGTTCGGGGACAACGGCGCGGTGGCGCGCCTGACCGGGCCCGGCCTCGTCGCCACGCGCAGGCGGGTCGCGATCGAGCCCGGCCGCGTCTACCGCGCCCGGTGGGTGGTGCAGCGCCGGGCCGACGCGGCGGATCCGGCCAACGACGCGATCCGGCTGGGGATCGCGTGGTTCGACCAGGCGGGCAACCGGCTGCCGGACGGCGCGGGATCGTCGTTCACGGCCGTGGCCGATCTGAAGGGGACGACGGTCGCGTCCGGCCGCGTCGAGCGGCAGACCACCCTGGGGCGGCAGGCGGGCGCCGGCACGCTGGTCGTCGCCCCCCGCGCGGCCCGGTACGCCCGGCCGTTCGTCCGCGTGTTCGGCCCGGATCCGGTCACCGACATCGAGGTGCTGCAGCTCGACGACGTGTCGAACGCGAGCGTGTTCGCGCCGCTCGCGGCCGACGCCCTGGCGCGCCTCACCGCGCTGGAGAGCGGCCACCTCGCCGTCCGCGTGGCCGCCCTGGAGAGCGCCGTGCAGACCCCGCTCTGCCTCACCTTCGCCAGCCGGGGCGACGCCGCCGCGGCGACGATCCCCGCCCAGGTCACGACCCTGGCCCTGCGCGGGCGCATGCAGGCGGGAGACGGCCGGGGCGGCGATTACCTGCGCGTCGCCACGCCGCCGCCCGCGGGACAGGGCTTCCGCTCCCGGGACGGCGCCTACTGGGCGTCCGTCCGGCCCCTCGACCTCGCCCTGGGCGGCCAGCCCTCGGTCGCGGATCCCGGGCCGGCCTGGTCGGGCTACCGGCGCCTCCACGACACCTTCCGGGTCGCCGTGAACGACTACCCCGCGGACGCGCAGTTCGGCTCGAACCTTTACGGGGTCACCGAGGCCGTCGTCGGGGCGGTGGAGGTGCCCGCGGCGAGCGACGCCGGCAATCACAGCGTCGGCGTCGCCGGATACGCACGCACGTCGTCGAGCAGCCAGGGCGGCGTCGGCCTGTTCGGCGGGGCCTTCGCCGGCGCGAACGGTCAGCCACCGGGCGCCGCGTCGATCTGGGGCGCGAACACCCTGGTGTCGAACTGCGCGCACCACGTCGATCCGTGGGGCTTCACCAACGTGATCGCCTACGGGATCGAACTGGACTTCAACATCCGGAGGCAGAAGGACGGGTCGGACGTCAACGTGCCAGTGCGCGGCCTGTACTTCATCGGCGACAGCGACACCAACGGCCTGGCGATCTGCACCGTGATCGAGGTCGATCAGATCGGCATCAACCGGGGGATCCCCTGGAAGACCGTGCTCGTCACCAACGACGGCGCCGCCCAGGTCGCCCTGGACATCGGCGCGACCGCCAGGACCCCGAATGCCGGGTCCCAGCCGATCAACCTCCGGGCGATCGGCCCGGGCGGCGCGGGCCGCGCGGGCCTGATCCAGCTCAGTCCCCTGGGCGACCTCGTGCTGTCGCCCCACCGGGGCAGCGGCGTCAACGTCGTCGACACGGCCGGGTCGGTCGCGCTCCAGGCCGCCGCCGGCCTGTTCAAGGTCAACGCCGACGGCAGCGGCGCCCGGCCGGTCACCTACGGCGCCCCCGACAGCGCCGGCGCCGGCTACCGGGCCCTGCGCGTCCCGAACTGAGCCCCCGACACCCCCGCCGCGCCGAACCGGAGATTCGCCATGGCCCAGCTGATCGAGACGGCCGAGCAGCACGTCGCGCTGCATCTCGGGACCCTGACCGCGCAGAACTTCGCCCTCGCCTGCGCCCTGGAGCGGCGCGACCGGCTGCTCGCCGAGGCGCAGGCGCGGATCGACGCCCTGGAGGCCGAGCTCGCCGCCGCGAAGCCGTCGGCCCCCGACCGGGCCGACGCCACCGCGGTCCCGGCCGAGAGCGCCCCGTGAGCCCGGCGCCGCTCACCTATGCGTGGCGGATGGCGCGGGCCGACGCCGCGCCGCTCGGCCTGATCCTGCGGGGCCTCGACGTCGCGTCCGGGCAGATCGTCCCGCTGCCCGCGGGTGGGCAGGTGATCGCCTGGAGCGTCGGCCTGCCCGGCCGCCCGCGCGCGCTGACCACGGAGGCCGGCGGCGGCCTCGCGACGGATGCCGACGGCGTCCTGCGGTTCCCGCTGAGCCAAGCCGACCTCGCCGGCGCCGCCCCACGGGCCGCGATGCCGGTGGTCGTGCGGATCCGGGAGGGCGACGGCACCGGCCGCACCGTCCTGCTCGGCACCCTCGAACTGCTGGACTGAGCCGATGACCGTGGAGACGATCCGGGAAGCCGACCTCGCCCAGCGCTTCGCCGGGCGGGTGATCGAGTCGGTGATCCCCTACACGGTCGAGGTGGTTCTGCCGTTCTCGACCGGCACCGTGACCGAGGCGCTCGCCGCGATCCGCGACGGGGTCGACGGAAGCCGCAACACGCTGCGCCTGCTGTCGGACGCGCTCGACGCCAGCGCCGGCGAGACCCTGCGCGCGGCGGACGCGCAGGCCTTCGTCGACGCGCTCCTGTTCGGTTGAGGCCCCGATGAAGAGACCCCTGTTCGGCGGCGTCGCCTTCGCGCCCGCGCAGCGCACCCTCGACTTCTCGGGCGTGGCCGGCTTCGACGTGCGGGCGTTGCTCGCCGTGATCGACCTCAGCCGGTCGGCGCTCCTCTACGCCGCCGGCAAGCCGGGCTGCGGCTACACCGCCCTCGACGGCTCCGTGCTGACGCTGGCGGTCGACACCACCGAGATGGCGGCGTCGGACACGCTGCTCGTCCTCTACGACGACGGCACCGCCGTCCTGCCGGCGGGGGCGGCGATCGCGGCCCGGCAGCCGGCGTTCGGCACCGCCGGACGCGCGAGCCCCGACGTGGTCTCGGTCCAGGGCGTCGCGGCCGGCACGCCGATCCCGGTGGCGCTGGTGGCGCAGGCCCCGGGCGAGGGCGGGGCGATCGCCCGCACCGTCTACGCCGCGTCCGCGGCGGCCGCCGGCCAGCTCGTCAAGGGCGCCCCCGGCCGCGTGCTCACGCTCACGGCCTGGAACGGCGACACGGCCCCAATCTGGGTGAAGCTGTTCGACACCGCCGCGCCGCCGAGCCTGGGCACGGATGCGGCGGCCTGGGAGGCGATGGTGCCCCCCGGCGGCACGCTCGTCGTGCCCTTCGGCGCTCTCGGCCTGTCCTTCGGCGCCGGCATCGCGGTCGGCTTCTCCGGGGCGCAGGGCCGCACCGACGCCACCGCCCTCAAGGCCGCGAACAAGGCGGGCGTCAGCCTCGCCCTGACGTAGCCGCGGTGCCGATTCGGCGCCGCTCCCTCTCCACCCGGACCCCCGTGAGGCCGACATGACCGCTCCCCTCGTGCGGGCGACCTTCTTCGCGCGGCTGCGCGCGACGGGGTTGCTCGGCGCCACCCTCGCGCAGACCGAGGTCGACGGGCTGACCGGCCTCCTCGACGCCTGGGAGCGCCTGGGCTGGCCCGGCGATCTCCGCCACGTCGCCTACACCCTGGCCACCGCCTGGCACGAATGCCGGCTGAACCTGTCGATCCGCGAGGCCGGTCTCGGGCGCGGGCATCCCTACGGCGTGCCGGTGGACGGCCGGGTCTATTACGGCCGCGGCGCCAGCCAGCTCACCTGGCTCGACAATTACCGGCGGTTCGGCCGGCGGCTCGGCCTCGACCTCGTCGGCGATCCGGACCTGGCGCTCGTGCCGGAGACGAGCGCGGCGATCCTGATCGTCGGCGCGCGCGACGGCCTGTTCCGCCCCGGCCATACCCTCGCGCGCTACTTCGACGGCGGCACCGACGATCCGGAGGGTGCGCGGGCCATCGTCAACGGCGACGGCGCGCGGAACGGCGCGCGGATCGCGGGCTATCACGCCGTCTTCCTCGCCTGCCTCCGGGCGGCGTGCGCCGCCGCGGCGCCGCCGGCCGCCCCGGCCCCGCCAACGACCGCCTGGTGGCCGCGCCTGCGCGAGGCCGTCCGCCGCAACATGCAGAAGGGGGCCTGACCATGGGGTTCCTCGCCCTCCTGCCGGCGCTGCTCGGCGCGCTCGGTCCGATCCTCCAGAAGGTGCTGCCCGACGAGGGCCAGCGGCTCCAGGTCCAGCTGGAGCTGCAGAAGGCCCTGATCGAGCAGCAGGACGATCTCGGCCGGGCCATGGCCGAGGTGATGAAGGCCGATGCGGGGTCCGAGAGCCCGCTCGCCCGCAACGCCCGGCCGATCACCGTGCTCTGGGCGCTGGCGATGATCACCTGGGTGGGCGTAGTGGCGCCGATGCTCGGCCTGCAGGTCGAGGTGGTGGCGGCGCTCAAGGGCGTGCCGGCGGAGCTGTGGTCGCTGCTCACCGTAGGGATCGGCGCCTACATGCTGGCCCGCTCGGTCGACAAGATCGTGCCGCAGGTGCTCGGGCCGAAGGGGTGAACACCGGAACCGCGGGTGCGCCCCGATGACGGACGAGACACCGCCCCGGGCCCGGACGGCGCGGCCGGGCCGTGGCGAGCGAAGGACCGGACCCATGGCCGACCATCTGCCCGAATGGATCGGGCGCCTGATCGAGCGCGTCGAGGCCACCGGCCGGCAGATGGATGCGCTCGGGGGCAAGCTCGACCGGATGGACGAGAAGCTTGAGGGCGTGGCCTACCGGCGGGACATCGAGCACTTCGTGGCGCGCGACGAGATCGAGCGGCGGATCGACAAGGCGGTGGACGGGGCGAAGGCCGAGGCCGCCAAGGGGCTGGCCGAGGTCGCCGGGCAGGTGCGGGATCTGCGCAAGATCGGCTGGGGGCTGGCCTCGGCGGCGCTGCTGGCCTTCGGGGGGATCGTGCTGGCGAAGATCGGGCTGGCGGGGCGGTGAGCTGGATCGGCGACTGACACCGCGCCGCGATCCCGCGTTTAGGCCGGGTCTCGGCATTCCCCCAGCGCGATCACCTCGAACCGCCCGGCTCCGGCCGCGGCGGTTTTTTCGTGCCCGCCGGCACCGCCGCGCGGGGCTTTTTCGTGCCCGCCGCCCCGGTACGATACGCGTAGATTCGGCCCCACATCCCCTGAGGCTTGGATCTGGGAAGGCCCGCCCGGTCCGCCGGCGCAGGCTTTTTCGTGCGATCGCGACGAACTTTGCCGGGTGTTAAGGCGGAAGATCCTCGTTGGCGTAATCTCGATGCTCCTCCCGAGACCCAACTAAGCCCGCCTGGTTCTCCAGCGCGGGCTTTTTCGTTGGCGATTATACCGTTCGCACTTACGTCCTGAGAGCCTTCGCCTCCTGCGAACATAACCGTGTGCAGTTTGTTGGCCTAAGCGGGGGGCTACCATCGCCACGGCTTAGTGCATGCCACCGAAGCGGTCGGAAGACCCGAACGTCGCCCGTAGTCGCGCTCTTGCCCGCGAAGGCTGGCGGCAGGCTCAAGAGGTCAGGGCTGAGGTAGCCCGCACTCGAAGGCTCATTGAGGAGGCCCGCAGGCTGCTCGATACCGTTAAGCCGAGCGATCCTAAGCCTAACTCGTCCTAGCCCTCAGCCTTCTTCGGCTTCGCGATCCGCTTCACCGCGGCGTCGAAGTCGGCTTCATCCTCGCCGGCCCTAACCTCACGCGCGGCTTCGATGAGCCGCTCGCCATCCTGCCCGCGAGCCAAGTTGCGTATCGGCTAAGCTCACACGCTGGTGAGATCGGACGCTCCCCCGCCCCGTGAGCGGATCGGGCAGTTGACTGCGCAGAGCCCGGAACATCAGATGGCGTGGTCGGATGGTGACCAGATGAAAGCGTCACAAGTCTTGCAGGCGAGATCGCCATCCACATAACCCCGTGGAGATGCGAGGCCCCATGCTGGTCCTGACGCTCCTCACCACCCTCTCATTCAACCACCTCGCGCACTCCTGGTATCCTGAGGAGTGCTGCTCAAACGAGGACTGCGCGCCGGTCGACGATGCGGAGATCGTGCCCGGCGGTTTCCGATCGCACGGCTATTTTATCCCTGAGGCTCTGGCGCGACCGAGCAAGGATGCGAGCTACCACCTCTGCCAGTACCGCGGGCGGGTGATCTGCTTCTTCGTACCTCTGAATGGCTGATGGACGCGGCAACACATCCGTGCGGCGTCGAGGGCTGTGCGCTTCCCGGTACGATGCGCCGCTTAGGTAGGGCCGGCAAACGCCAGCTGCCTACCGCAACGTGAGCAGATCGGGGCGGGGCCGAGCGGGCAGAACCACCGTGGATTGATCAGCCTCCACCGCCTCCGCCGCCGCCCGTCCCTGGTCCGCCGAGATTGCCGTCCTTATTCGGCGTATTCCAGTGGATGATACCGTCACTTGGTGGCCGCAGGACCGTTGTCGACGTAAGAGGATATCTGAATTGGTGGGCTTCAATCTTCGCTTGAGGAGCCGCTCGACGAGTTCGCCCACGTTTTGCGTCAGCTACAGTGCTCGCGCTGATCATGAGCGCCGCCGTGAACAATCTGATGAGCAAGGCAATCATGATCGTCCTGCGTCGTGCAGAGTGCACCTCCCGGAGGCGACCACCGCGCACCTCGCGTCAGGATAGTTGAGCTTCGGTCAATCACAACCGCGCAGCATAGGGCGCTGGAGATCCTCGCCGCCCATCCGCTCAGCCTTGCGGCGCCCGCCAGCCCGCCGCCTTCGCCTCGTCCTCGCTGCAGAACATGCGCTCGCCGGAGTTCGTGGTGATGACGGTCCGGTCGTAGTCCCGTGTCCCGGGCAGGTGGTAGATCTTGTCGCCCTTGCGCGAGATGTTGCCCTTGATGGCGCAGGCGGCCTGTGTGGGCGCCGGAGCGGGGGCAGGCGGCTTCTCCATCTCCGGCCGGGTCTCGACGCCGCCAGCGCGCTTGGCACGCCTCCAATCCGACGGCGGATCAAACGTGCCGGCCCAGAGCCCGCGCCTTAGCGCCCGCGCAGTGGTCTCGTCCCCGACGTAGTCGCGGGAGTAGCGCTGGTAGGCCGTGGCGTAGCCCTGGCTCACCATCCAGGCGTTCAGGTCCTCGTCGCCCTTCCGGCAAACGGCGACGGTGCGGCCGTACCGGTCGGTGTCGCGCGGCTCGCACGAGATGTTGGCCTCGCCGATCCGGTCAGCCAGCGCGAGCGCCGCGACCTGCCCGCAGCGGTAGGACTTGCCGGCCGCGTCCTGGCAGAGCTGCGCACTCTCCGGCGCGTCGATGCCGTGCAGGCGAATGCGGGTCCCGCGGATCACCACGGTGTCGCCGTCCGTAACGGAGGCTCGGCCGACGATCGGCTCTGCGGCCAGCACCGGGCCAGTGAGCAGGATGAGGGCGGCGAGGGCTGTGCGCATCCCGCCAGGATAGAGGCGCTGCTGGCGCCGGCAACCAGAGGCTTCACTGACGCGGCGGGACGCTCATATCGATCTCGGGCGTGTTGATGATCGTCACGCCGTCCTCGAAGCCCGAGCCGGTCGGGACGAACGTCACATCGAACGTGCAGGTCGGCTTGGCCAGTGTTGCGATCCCGTTGCACGGGCCGATCAGTTTCTCAGCGATCGCTTCCGTTGTCCCGCCGCCGAGCCCGGAAGCGTCCAGCCGGAGCTTCTGGCCGCCGACCGTAGCCTCGCAGATGAAACCGCCCGGTGCGGAGTCAACGCATCGGATCCCATGGACGATGACCGTTTCGCCTCGAAGCCCTTTCGGCGCGGCCAGCAGCTCGCTTACGGTCCTAGTGACCTTGCTCGCGGCCTGCGCCTCCTCCGCCGCGATGACGAGAGCGAGGGCGGCGAGGAGCGTGCGCATGTGTACAGAATAGCTGAGCTGCTGATCGCGGCAACCCGTTCAAGGATGTAAGCCGCGTCTTTTCTCATCCCGGAACGATTAATCAATGCCGCTCGAGCACTTCATTCGGAAGTCCATGGCGCGCATTTCGATTATTGAACAGAAATTGTCTTATATTTGGCATTTCTATGCCAATATAATGCATCTCTACTACCGCGTACCAAAAGCATAATTTCAAACTATATTTATTAACCCTGTCAAAAGCAGCTTGCAATTTCGCTTTGTCATCGCTGCTCATATGAACGACAGCATTCCGTGTTTCCGATGCAGTTTTGGCAAACTCCGGAATTTGCGTCACTATCTCCGGGAAATGCCTTTGAGCCGCCTGCGTAATCATATGGGTGAGCACATCCCTATAGGATGTTTTATTACTTGAACCCACTAGACCAGCAACTCGATCAATGAATGTTTTTTCGAAATCCGATGAAAGAGCTGCCCTAATTTTGGCAACCGCTAATTTTATCATTGATTTCGGCATTTTTTCAGCTGCGCCAAATTCCCTTCCAAGGACTTCGAGAGCCTGTGAAACCGATACAAACCGAGCCAATCCATCAGATGTTTCATGCAACGCTCGGACAAAAATCCATCTAGACAGTTGCTCCACTTCGGTGGCCCGGAACCATCGATCCAATATCAGCGCTAGATTTTCTACATTTGCCAGATCGACAAGAAGTTGATGCTGCATTGGCGGCTTGAAAATTGACCGATCTTCGCCGTATCGCCAGACTAGGCCAACGGATGATCGCTCAGAAAAATGCAAAAATACATACTCGAAAGTGAATGGTTCCAAAGAGAGAACAGATATTATCTGCTCGATCTTCCAAGAGATATCCAGAGTGATCTGGGGAATAACCGCCTTTTCGGTATAAAGATCAATTGAAATGAGTGAATTTATCGTTGCACCGGTGGTCGCCGCCCACCCTCTAAGCGCCTGAGTCCTCAAAGCGAATGAAAAGCCTGTCTCTCCGAGACTCAGGTTTAATGCCGCAGGGCCGCAAAATGTCCAAATAGACTCTGGACTTCCAAGAACTCGGAAAGCCTCTTCTGCATTAGGGTCGTGGGGAGAAAGAGTAGTTAAGCCTGGATTGCCAAAAAAACCAGCTAATCTTGTATCTTGAAGGCCAATGCTGATGATGTTTTCGGCCGTGTCTTCGAATTCGGCCCCCATCCATATTTCAGTAGGCTGGAATGAGAGTTCGAACAATTCCCGTCCGGCAACTAAATTATGTAAATTGCGCCAGTTATAGCGCGCGCAACGCTTTAGAAATACTGTTCCATATTGAGGGATAATACCAACAATTGATGCTTGTAGTGGAGGTCGAGTAAGTACAAACAATGGGTGATCGGGCTCGCCAAAGCCAGGACGCGGCTGCTCGTCCAGCTCGATTACTAAGATAAGCTGCGGCTCACCATTTCTCCAAACTAAGCTACCATATGCTTGTTGATCTCCAATTCTCCAGAAAGCTGCGATAGGATCCATTTCATTTCTAAACCTGTTTATCTTTTCGGCATCCAACATGATGCATCGTTCCGACCAAAAATAATTAAAAAACAGCCCTGATCGGTGAGTAGATCAGGACACAACGCGTTCGCGCGCCAACCGCATCGCTCGCAGCCGTGCTGTCCGCTCGTCGATAGCCCGACGATCCGCCTCAACTTCCGCCCAGACTTCGTTCGCTCGGTCATACCTCTCGGCAGCCTTCGCCGCCTTGGTCTCACGGAAGCCCTGGACGTGGCTGGAGTTCTCGGACATCGGCGCTCCTCTCAACCTATGGGCGAGAGACCTAGGGCGCGGTTCGCCTACGTCAGTAGCCGAGAGGCTCTAGGTTGCATCGGACGCCCCCTTCCGTAGCCGCACCCCGGGCCCGTCGCGGTTCTCGTCGATGAAGATGACGCCGGCGGGTTCGTGAGTGACGCCTCATTAACGCTTGGCGCCTACCCCGCCGGCATGTCAGACTTCCCCCCCGCTGTCGCCTCCTGGCGCGACCAGATCGAGCGCCTGTCCGAGCACGCCTCGCCTTGTCGGTATCTGACGCCGGCGCGATGGGCGGCGATGCGGGCGAACGCGCTGGCCTTCATCGATCAGCATGGCGCCGAGGCGCACCGGCTGGGCTGGACGGCCGCGCAGCTTTTCGGCGTCCATCCCGAACACGGCTTCCTGCGGGTCGAGTATGCCGGCGCGTTGATGGTCAACGACAGCAAGGTCGTAGGCGTCGAGCCCAACCGGATCGTGTTCGACCGCTTCTCCGGTTACCGGACGAAGCCCGGACAGACCTGGGGGCCGCCGGTCTGGGAGTTCGCGAATAAAGGATGATTTGTGCTCAGCCTGCCAGCTTGAAGCTGTCTATACCGGTATGCAATTACTAAGCCCAAAGGCTATATTCCGGCTCGAAGGATCGCTGGCTACGCTCACTGAGGCGTCGTCAGGATAGTCACGCGCCTGGTTCTCATCTCGCTGGCCAAACGTGCCTATCAAAGATGATGAAAAATCAGCGGCTGCTCGCCGCCACGCCCTTCAGGCGATCGCAGATGTCCTTAAGCGATCTATGAGCGACTTTGACAACCAGCCCGTGTCGCTCATCGATGAGAAAGAAACCCGTGAACTCCTCCGGCTCTGGCGGGCGCTCAATCACCCCGTAGATCGTCGGTTGCTGACAGAGATGGCACGCGCCTTGGCCACGAAGAAATAGACCGGACCTTCCCGTCCGACGCCCAGGCGTCGGCCGCCGCGCTCGCGGTCTCCAAGCTGGTGACTCGCGCCGGGAGACGCTGACCGCGCCGACGTCGGGCGGCCTGCTCTCGTCGTTGCGTGGACTGTCAGCCGCCCTGCAGGCTCTCGGCGAAGTCGTCCGGCACCTCGCCCCACTGGCCGGGGATCGTGACGCCCTCCAACTCGCCGGTCTCGTCGTCGGCCACAACCTTCAGCGCCGCCGGACCCGGCATCAGCCTGGCCAGGGTCTCGGCCTTCTTCAGCGCGCCGCTCTCCGTCTGCGCCGGCTCCTGGCGGGCCGGGCGGAGGCGCTTGCGGTGGATCTCGAACGGCTGCACCACGAAGCTGGTCGTCATCGCCATGGTGCGGCTCCCGCCCTTACGCCGACGTGCCGCCGACCCGTACCGCAGTGAACGCGCGGAACAGCACGGGCCGGCCTGCGGCATCGCGCACGTCCACCGACCACACGGTCCAGTCCTCGCAGCCGACCCCGTCCATCAAGCCCAGCGCCACCCGGTCCGCGTGCTGCCGGATCTCGCGGATGCTCGACAGCCACCGCCCCTGCAGGTCGAACACGGCATCACCGCCTCCCAGGCAGTGGAAGCGATAAAGCCTCCGCGGCATTGGCGTTTTCCCGACCTCTCCACACATGCCCACTGCGATCTCCGCGGGATCCGACACGGCCATTGAACCACGCCGCACCAT